GGACTTGATATGGTCTCTAGTAAATATTGAATCTTCTTCACTTTGTACCTCCATCATGTACTCTTGATAAAACTTTTGAGGAGTTCCACTATCTTGGTAGAACTTCTTCTTTCTTTCCATTTCTTTATGACCAAACCATGATGGCCATAAAGGAGTACCATCTTCTTGTAAAGCTTTATATGTTATAACTCTCCAACTATAATCTTTATCTTCTTTTTTAGCTTGTTCATGACCTACTAAAATCTTTTGTATAAATGCATCAAAATGCACTGGTGTTCCATTAATTCTTAACCTACCTGTCTTCGGTTCGAGTGCAGGAAAGACGACAGCAGTAACGAGGTTGGATATTTTACTCCTGCTTTCTGGTGTAATCGTGTTATTCTCATCCTCAAAATCATCGAGAACAATAAGATCATAACGTTTATGCAACTTAGCACCACCACGAATACCAGATAGATTGGACTTAGAAATAAGTTTGCAATTATTTTTAAGCTCGATATCATCTTCTGTCCATTTTCTCCCTTTTAAATCACCGAAATAATACTTAATTCTTTCATTAAATTCCAAATGATATTTTATATAATCTAAATTAGGTATACTAATTTTAGATGACGCTGCAACCCAACCATAAAACAAAGGTTCTTCAGCAAAACAAAAATCATGTAGTATATTACACTTAGTCAATACAGTTTTACCATGTCCCCTAGGTAATATAACAGCAAGTTGTCTAACTGATAAATCTGATAATGAATCAGCTACCTCGTAATGAAAAAAAGGAGTTTCACTCCTCATAAAATCTTCATGCAAAAATAACTTACCAAATGCAATTAAGTCTTTGTGAGCTAATTGCAGTTCCTCTTCTGCTTTACTAACATTTCTAGAGTTTATATTTGCCACTAATATTTTTCAGTTTTATTCTCAGACATTAAATTCTTTCATTTCTATAGACAAATTTAGGTTTACCAGTTTCATCATCCCATTCACCTTCATAAGTTGCTCCATGTTGAGCTGCAGTTAAAGTTAATGGATCAGTTAGTACACTATAAATAGCATTAGGAAGATTTTCTCCACCTGCAATTCTCCACCCATCATTAATTCTTTCTAAATCAAAAAAAGTTTCATCAGGAGTATATCCTGCAGCTAATAAATTTAAACCAGTCTTTATATCACTATCAAATACTAACTCTAATTCATCTTTTTCTTGATCAAATACAGCTGGACCAATATTATCCATCGCATCATGATTAACTGCTTGAGCTGCTAATACTTCAACCTTTTTAGTATCTTCGATTTTATTAAGATTATTTTCAACATTCATCATACTGTTTGCTTTTAACTCATCTATTTCTTTGATTTGAGCAAATAATTTTTCAATATCTTTATTCATCAAAGTAACCTTCACTAGATCTTCTTGAAAGTATTTTTCTGTTAGCTTTTTCTTGCTTTCTAACTTTTTCTATTCTTTCAAAAACTCTACCTATTAAATCATTATCAATGCCAAACTTTCTCTTTAATTTACCTACTTTATCCAATACCTGATGTTCAGGAGTATTCCATGTAATCTTACGTATATCATGTATAATATCATTTGACATACGATAGCTACTAGCAGTATCACCAAATTTTCTATGGATTTCTCTATTTAAATCTTGAAAGCCCCCAGATCCACCTCGACCGCCTTGCCAGTCTAACCGTCTAGGTATAATTCTTTCAAACTTTTGACGTAATGCTTCATTTCTATCTAACATACTATTTACTGTTTTCATCCATCTTTCATTAAGCTTTGCATCTACCATTCCACCTCTAGTCCACGGTTGTTTAGCTGTAGGACGCGTAGTAATTGGTGAGGTTCCAGGATTTAAAACAAATTTTCTAAAACCCTTTTTAGATATTGGATTGCCCCATTTGTCTACTCTACCTGCCTTAAAATCTTCAATATATCTTCTTATACCTATTTCATTAGGTGCTAAAGGTTTTGTAGATTTAGGTGCAGGTCCAGTAAAGTCATAAAAATCATCTACAACACCAGGACGAGGAGTAGTTACTTGTTTTGCAGCTACTTGTTTTTTTATTATATCAGTTATATCAGGTCTTTTTAATTTGCTTTCATAGTTCCGATAAAGCGCCATATGCCTCTCGACTAACTCTCTATATTGTGGATTTTTCTTTAACCAATCGTCTAAACCTTTTTTCCAAGCTACAGTATTTGGCTCAAAACCTCTCATAGTAGATTTTAAATCAGTCAAAGCTCCCTTGGTTATATTTCTTTTAAACTCTGATTGTACACCTTTTCGGAAACCAATTTTAGTACCTTTGTCAAGTATTTTTTTACCCAGTTTATAACCTGCTGCACCACCCGCAATAGCCGTAGGTCCTTGTGCCAACATTGTTATATCATCACCATATTCATCCATGAAACCTTCTATTGCTTCATAAGATCCTGGATAAAGGGCATCCATAATCCCTCTAAATGAATAAGCTGGAACTTCACCATCCTCAGATTCTATTTCTTCTCTTCCTGGTAAGTTGCTAGGTTTACGAAAAGTAAATGGTTCATCTTCGTAATCCATAGGTATAGAATCAAATATATTGTACATAGCCTCTTCATCATCCCAAGCTCCCATAACTGAATCTGTCCACTCTTCTGCTTTTTGGACTCTTTCAGACTTTACAGGTATTCCATCTGCATTAACTTTTGTTTCATAATCACTCATTGTTTAAAATCTCCTTTGGTCGCTCTGCTTCCGCTATTTTGTCTTTACTGAACCCTTGAAATACCGCTCCTGTAAGTTGAGTTACTTGAGTTTTATTCTTATCTTCTAAATCCATAATATCAGACAGTTTAAATAAAGCTTTTAACCTTGTTTCATCTTTTTCTGAGGAAAGAGCAATAGTATTGATATTCTTTAATATACTATTCTCATTGATACCTAGTTCTTCTAACACTGGTTTTAACTCTTCTTTCATAGCCGTTTTTATCCTCGTAGTTTTAATTAATTGTCCAGCACGCATTCCTGCATAGTGCGGGTCATTCGTAGGGAACGCCTTTAGATACGCCTTGCGAGCATCCATACCAGATGCTATATACTGGACAAACTGATGTTCTCTACTAGATAGATCTTCTCTATCTTCAATTCTTTGATTTCTCTCTACATGCCCACCAATACTATATATATTTACCCTTTTAGAGGTATCCATTTTAGTCTTGTCAGAAACAATAAATGTACCTGTGCATGTGCCTATATATCGCTGTTTCCTATCAGTCCCATAAGGCTTCATCATAGTACCTTCTCTTAATATCTGGATAACACAATCATCATCTGCTTTTACCCAACTACCTATACAACCTTTTCTCCAATCATATAAGTAGTCTATATTAGAAGGTACTTCATCTGTGCTTTCAAAAACCGTGTGCTCTATCTTATTTACTTTATAATGTCTCATAATAACCCTAAACCCGCCAAGGGTTTAGATTAGCATATCCCTAATTCTAATGAGTCTACACAATGTTTAAGCATAAACTCTCCCATTTCATTTGTAATGGGTATATCTTTACCATTTACTTCAATAACAAAATTAATATCTTCTTCTAAAGCTTCTGATAAATGATCTATCTCATCATTTGTTGGATCATAAACAATCTTTAGCGTATATTCTTTTTTCATATTAGATACTCCTAACCCTGATAAATTGAAATTTTTTTAAAAATTTATTTTAACTTTAAATTTCGCTTTTGAGCCAGTTATATTCTCCCATACTCAAACTTATATTAAAGCAATTTCTATCAGTTATCGGGGACAATCTAAATCTCTATATAAGCTAGCAACCCAACTTCTGACCCTCTACTTGCTTGTTAGGCCTTCAAGGGTGATAATTGAAATTAATCAATTACTGATGGCTATAATATAATATATATAATATTACAAAAACAAATAAAAAAAGGAAGGTTTCAAAAATTGTGGCATTTTGGTGTGTGGCCTTTCTCACAAGGTACCCCCCTTATCAGGGGTTTTTCAATAACGGATTTACGTTATTTTTGATTTTAGTTATTTAGTTTTTTGTGTAGATAACTTTTAATAATCTAAGGAGGCTATAATGGCTAGAAAGACCAAATCTATAACAATTGATGAGAAAGTAGACTCATTAACGACTACTGTTAATAACCTAGCAGCGGTGGTGAAAGCTAATATTGCACCACAGTTACAGGATGGCAATAATATCGATGACGATGATCTAGTAATGGCAGCATGTGACGATGCTGAGGTATCATTGATTAAAGACATCCAAGACAATGGTGTCAAAGTATCTGTCTCAAGAGATAGACGTGGCAATGTCAATAAGACTAACATGCATGGTGTTGCATATGATATGATACAACGTATCAAAATGAATAGGAAGAAAGGTAACAACCGAGTATTCTAAATGAATTAGGGGGATTAATTTCCCCCTTTTTTACTATTATTATGGTATTAATTATCATAGTCATACAGGCAGTGTGTTGTGTTTATAGTTGACATACATGCAGGTGTGCGGTAGTATATATATACCAACATATAGGACACATAAGGATTAACATGCTTAGCTATGAGGCATGTATAAATGTAGTATGGTCATAGTATTTTAAGAATTAATGCGGGACATCATGGTGATGAACACGGTCTCATAAGCCGAGTCTGGTCAGTTCGATTCTGACTCCCGCTTCCAATTACTGTTCCACCAAGTGGATAACCTATGAGATGGGCTATATCAGAGTCATGAACTGAGTTGCTTAGCGCTGGTCTGTCTCATTTAATATTAAACTCTTAACCAATAAAGGAGACATTATGCCAAAACCTAGTATAATAAATGTAGTACCAAATGATATAGCTGAATTAGATAGTATAGATAATCAAACGCAGGCTTTCTTAGCTGCCATGAAAGATATACTTGATACTCAGTGTAGGATGATGATGGATAGGCGAAGTTATGTGGAACGGGAAAAGATTGAACAGATAGTATTACCTAAAGGCTTTAAGCTGATAGGGTAATTGGTAGGAGACTAACAGCTGAGGGAAATGGGTAGTGAGGCAAAAGGACCTGAAAAAGTGGTCGAGTAGGCTGTTAAAATTAAACTTGCAAGATAACAAATGGCACATTAATGCACTAGCTATGTATTATAAGTGACCAATCTAATACAATGAATAACGAAATAGATTTGAGAGTTATGAAACAGGCCTGATCACCTGTGGATTAACGATGTGAAACCTGTGGAGCATTCTGATAAGGAGTGTGCAGGTAGACTGTTAGGGGTAGTGCCCGCTGTAACATCAAGTGGTGTTATAGAACTAGTAGTAGCTAGAACAGTTGTTGTACCAAATAATTAGATAAGGGAATCCTTGTCCAGTGGGTGCATCAGTCTAGAAATAGACAATGTGTATACGGTAAGCAGGACTTACATTAAAGCATGATGCATTATTTAGTCTATGGTTTAACTAGCCATATGTGACGACCTATCGGGGTGACCAGCCCTAATGGAGATAGGAGTAGCATACTTAGTCACCTTTGTAGACGAAACACTGCCAATATTAATATGGTAATATGTGGGTAACCCAAATCCCGCCACAACTCAATAATTATTAAAAATTAAGGAGGATATATTATGTCAAAGATACCTTCATGGTCTTACAAATATATATTATTTAGTATATTATTTATGTACATGTTATATCAATCAATAGGGCTGTAGTGACAGGCGAGAAACTGACGCATGTGGCCGCATGAACCGAATCTAACGAGGGTCAATCAGCCCTAATACTTAGGAGGATTAATGAAAATTAGTAAAACATATTATAAACATTTAAGATATGATGAATCTGTGATGCAGAGTAAAACAGTAGGAAATATTTCTGAAGCCTTAGAATTTGGCCTTAGAAACCCTCATTTATTAGAAGATGTAGTAAATTTTATAATTAAGAAGAGAAAACTATGTATGTCAAAGTTTAAGAGCAGAAAAGGCAATATGAGTTTGCTTCTTAAGGTAGAAATGGAGAAAAATAGGAGGAAACAGAAAAATGGGATTTGATTTAAGTGGTGTTAACCCTAAAATAAATAAAGATATATCTACATACAAGCATTACAATGAAGGTGATGAAATCTGGAAGTCAGATGATGAAGAGAAGCGTAAAAAATTCTATGAAGATATGGATAAATATCATAATGACAACCCAGGAGTATATTTTCGTAATAATGTATGGTGGTGGAGACCTTTATGGGACTTTGTTTGCATGCAATGTGATGATTTTATGACTGATGAGCAAAAAATGGGTGGTGCTTATAATGATGGTAAGCTAATAGATCAAGAAACGGCTGCTAAAATAGGCACAAAACTAGAAATATTGCTCAAAGATGGTACTGTTAAGAGATGGGAGAAACATATTAAGACTAGAAATGAAGATTTAGCTAAAGATGATGATAAAGACAAGAGATTTATGTCTAATTATCCATTTTCACAAGATAATGTAGAGAATTTTGCTAAGTTTTGTCTAGAATCAGGAGGAT